GAGTACCCCGGCTCTGTGTGTGGTATTGCTGATCGTCCGGTATGTGTGGCCGGATGTCAAAACGATCATGATTGCCTACTTTGACGTCCGTGCTAAAACTGCCGGTCAGCCCGATCCCGTTGCTCAGCGGCTAGACGTGCTGGTCGGGGAGGTGACTCGGCTGGTTGCGACGATGGAAACATTCATCGGGGAGTTCCGCGACCGCCTGCCACCGACTCAAATTGCAGCGTCCAGCGAAAACCCGGCTGCCAAGCTGGAACCCGTAGTGTTGACGACACGGCCAACATCTCCGAAATCGGGACAAAGCTCGGCGGGTGGGGTGCAGACGTCATGAGCAGCGAACGTCCCGGTCCAGGGAATCGGAGCGCCGACGTGTGGCGAGAAAAAGGGCGGCGCAAGCTGATGCGCTTTAGGCACCAGCTTAGTGACTGGTGCACCATGCCGCCCTTCTCGCCGCGCGAGGCGCGGTTGAGGTGAGGTCCCTGGGCCGGGCTGTGAGGGAGTCCGTGTATGTTTGTTGACACAGTGGCGGCTGTGGTGGAGGTCCCAAACCTGGCGGTGGATGGGTTCACCGGTGGGGTTGTGAGTGAGAACTGGACGACGGGCGAACGATCCGCGCGTCTGTTCCGAAACCCTGCGCCGGGTGAGCCGTATGCCCCGCGTGTCACGTATTGGACAGGTAGCCAGGTGCTCAAGGTAGAGTTTAGCGTCCAGAAGATGAGCGTAGGGAGCGACACACCAGGAGCGACCGGAGCGGCGCTCGACGCGGTGGATCGGTTCCTGGCCGGGGCGTTCGGCGCGGGGTTGCCGGGCGTGCGGACGTGGAGGGTTCAGCGTGTGGATTACTGCGTGGACATCCAGGTTGGGGAAGCGTTGCCCGCTTACATGGCAGTCCTTGAGCGGTTACAGATCGCGTCCTGGTCGCGGCATCCGTTCGCGGGCCAGGGCGTGGTGTGGAAGTCACGATCAACGCGCGGGCGCTGGGTCAAGTTCTACGACAAGAGCAAGGAGTCGGGGAATGGCTCTGGCGTGCTGCGCTTCGAGGTAAGTAACTATCGTGATGCGGTGCGCTATATGGCCGAACATTGGTTCGGTTGTGAGCGGAGCGTAGCGGAGCTTGTCAAGCCTGGGCGTGCGGTCTTCGTGTTGTGCTACTTCTGGGACAAGCTCGGCTTAGGGCGTGGGGATTACGGCCACGAGCAAGCCGAGTTGTGGCGCTTGCGTGCGGTGTTCGGTGCGCGTGGCGTGGCGGCTGCGCGGTACGTGTTGTGTGTGCATCGCGAGTTTGGTCCTGAGGCGTGGAGGCGTGGCCTTGTGTCGCGGAGTTCATACTATCGCTGGCTTGCAAGGCTGAAGCGTCAAGGCTTTCTCGCTTCGGCTGGGCCGTGCGCTTTGCCTGCGCTCTGTCTGTTTGGGAGCGAGTCGGAATTGGCTTCGGCAGAGAATCTTAAAAGTTCTTCCGCCCCCCCGGTCTTTCTTGGCGAGAAAACAATATCCTGGAAAAATTTGGCAGAAAAATTAGGGTTCCGGGCAGAAGTTCGGCCTATTTCGTATTTGTTGGAGGTTTTCAATGGCACAGAGAGTACAAAGTCAGCCTAAAGTGATTTGGACGCCGCATTTAATCCGGTGTGATGAGGCCGCGAACTCGCCCAGGTTTGGGGCGTTGTTAAAGGCGCGGTTGGTCGATCTGGCGCTGTTTGCGGACGGTAAGACTTCGATTGAAGCGCTTAAATTGCTTCTGGGCGCGAGTGAAGGAGTAGTACAGCGCGATCCTGTTTTGGCGGCTGTTCCGGTCGAGGAGTTGGAGAAAGCGTATGAACGAGCAGCAGAATACCTCGAACTTGTCGCCGGAGTTGGTGGCGAGGGCGGTGATCGAACGGATCAGCCCGATTGATGATTCGGTGTACCGGGAGTTGTTCCCGCATGTGGGGCTTGATCCAGAGCGCCAACGGATCAACGACTGGCGGTTGGCGAACGGCGGCGGATTTCGGAGTGTGGGGACCGGCGCGGGCATTACCGGACACGGCGCGCACCTCGAGCTTATCGACGACCCGCACAAAGAAGGTGAGACGGACTCATTGGTTACGCTGGGGCAGGTGTATGACTGGTATGCTTCTGCGGCGCGGACGCGGCTTGCACCTGGCGGCGCGGTGGTGATCTGTATGACGCGGTGGCACCCGCGCGATCTGGTGGGGATGGTGCTGCGGGCAGCGAACAGTAACCCGATGGCCGATCAGTGGCACGTTTTGACCTTGCCTGGCCTGGCCGAGGAGGACGATCAGCTTGGCCGGGGGCCTGGGGAGGCTCTCTGGCCGGAGTGGTTCACGCGGGATGATCTGCTCAGTGTGAAGGCTCTGTCAGATCGGCATTTTGAGGCGTTGTACCAACAAAATCCGCGCGCAACGACTGCCCAGATGTTTTTTAAGCCGGATTTTCAGCGGTTTGATCTGGGCGAGGTTGCGAACCGGCCAGGAGCGTTCTGCTTTGACCTGGCGCTCGGCGAGAAGCAGGGTGGGGACTACTCGACTTATGCGCGGGCGCACTATGAGCGAGGATCGGGCCGGATGTGGTTTAGTACGTTGTTCCGCGACCGGGTACAGTGGCCGACGATGAAGGCGGAGATTAAAAGACTGATGGGCTTATTTCCGCATGATGATTTTGTGTTTCCGAAGCAGGCTTATGAATTGATGGCGGTCCAGGCGTTACGGGCCGAAGTGCCGGAGATGGCGCGGAAAATTAAGCAGGTGAGTTTTCCGGGCGGAAGTGACAAAGTGAGCCGGGCGCAGGTGTTAGCGGATCGGGCGCGGGCTGGCAAAGTGTTTATACATGGACGCCTGGCGGCGTTGTGGGTCCAGGAGCTTGGACGCGGTGGCGCGGCGTCGGGCGCGGGCGAGAGCGCGGCAGAGCTTGGCACGGGAAAGAATTGGAGGATAGGATGCTAACCGGGCTTAAAAGGCGACTGGTAACGCGGCTGGGTGGAAAATGGCCGGTTGAGGACCAAGTTTTAACGATTGGCACGCCTGGGGTGCGGTCAATGCCCGGCCAGGCGGCGGAAGCGCGTCGATTTCTTTACGCACATGGTCCCCGCGCTGAGGAACATCTGATCCAATACGCAATGGATACGTGGGTGTACACGGCGGTGTCACTTTTAGCGCAGGAGTTTGCAAAAGCCGGTTTAGAGGTCTGGTATAGGAGCAGACCCCAAAAGGCTGAAAATCATGGGGTTCTTGCGCTCCTGGGCCGGTTTGGGCGACCAAACGCGGACCAAGACAGGTTCGAATTTTTAGAAAAGCATATTTCCTACTTAATGTTGGCTGGAAATAGTTACTGGTACTGGCACGCGGATCAGGCCGGACCGCCAACGGCTGTTTACAATTTGCCGCCTGAGGCGATGTATGTTGCACCGGGTGGTTCGGACGTGGTTGGACATTATGTTTTACGCTGGCAGGGGCAAGACATCAGGCTCCCCAAAGCTAATGTGACTCACTATCGCAAGTTTCATCCTCTGAGCCGTTACTATGGACTGGGCGCGATGGAAGCGTTAAGGGTCGAGGTCCAGTCTGATAGGTCGATGGCTGAATGGAATGCACAATTTTTCGGTGATGATGCGTTTGCCCCTGCCGGTATTCTCGTGGTTGATGAGACAGTCTCTAACGCCGAAAAGGAGCGGCTAGAGCTTGATTTAGAAGGCAAGCACGGGCCGCGTCGCCGTACAGCGGTTATCCGGTCTAGGCCGGGATCGACTGTATGGCTCGATGCGGGGCTGAAACATCATGAGTTAGACTTCAAAGAGGGGCGGCTGTTGTCGCGTCAAGCGGTTTTCGAGGCGTTGGGGCTGCCGCTCGGCTTGTTCTCGGAGAGTAGCACAGAAGCGCACGCGCGGGTTGCGGAACGGCTAATGTTGCGGACGGTTCACACGCTACACGAGCGCACGGCAACAAAAATCAATGCCGATGCATTACCGTTCTGGTCGCGCTGGGCGTCGTATGATGCGCGGTTTCAGGATGTGCGGGTAGTTGACTGGCAGATGGAAGCCTTGAAATTGAAGGCTGTCGGTGCGTATATGAGCAAAAACGAGGTCCGGGAGGTGCATCTGGGGCTGCCTGCGGTGCCCTGGGGCGAGGAGCCGGGCCAGGTCGAGGGCGCGGGCGGTATGTTTGGTAAGAATGGCTCTGAGGAGACGGAGAATGAAGACGTATCTACGGTTTCTGGGTAAACGTCGGGTTGGTGGGATTATCATAGCGTTTACTGGGCCGGGTGAGCGGGACGCCTATGGTAATTACTGGTCAAATGCGACCGATCTCACTTTGCAGCGGTACGATAAGCGCCCGCTGTACTTTCAGCACCGGGGCAACGTGGACGAGGCCGGGATCATCGAGCGGGGTGATCTAGAGGTGACCGAACGGGGCTTGTATATGGAAGTGGATTTATTGGAGACTGACGCGGGCGATGCTTGCCTGCGGTACGTCATGGAGGGACGCGGGCACTATTCTACCGGTGTTATGCCTGGTAGCTGGCGTGAAGCCGGTGATGGGCATGTGGAGTTGTGGCCCTGGGTCGAGGCCAGCGTGACCGATCACCCGGCAACCCGGCATGGGTTGACAAAAGGCGATCTGGTAGCGCGTTCGATAGGATTGGAGGGTGTCGCGGAGGGCGACAAATTTTTGAGGAGAGGGCCTATTATGCCTGAGAAAGATAAGCAAGGAAACGGGGCCGCTCCTGCGGCGGCTGAGGTAAAGGGACCGGTGATCACGTTGGGGCGTGATGATTTGGTTTCTTTTGTGCGGGAGGACTTGGGGCCTGTTATCCGTGAGGTGGTGGCGGACATAATGCCTGCCGCGCGGGTGGTGGAGCCTGCGCCGTTGCCCCCGGCGTTGCTGCCGGATCGGGTGGAGCCGGTGCAAGTGCGCCATGCGTTCGATGATCTGACGCTGGGCGCGTTGGCGCTGCGCTTGAAAATGCTGCACGACATGGGAAAGCTGCGTAGTGGGCAGATGACCACTGGTATTCGGGCGTTGCAGGCGAAAATCGAAAAGCAGCGGGTGATCGATGATGCGATCACCGACCGGGACCTGATGCGCGGGGCAGTGCGGATGTTGGACGCAGAGTTCTATGGGAACTGGGGTACGCATATTCGAGCGGATGAGGGTATGAAGTCCGATTATGCGAACTACGGAGACGAGCTTGTCCCAACATTGCTCAATCCGGCGATCTGGTATCACTTCATGCTTGAGGCGCGGGTATTGAACGCGCTGCCGCGTTTTCAGATGCCGAGCAATCCCTATGATTATCCCATCGTGACGAGTGGGCCGACGATCCGCAAGGTGGCGGAGGTAGCGGATCAGGCTAACTACTCGGTTCATGCGTCGGTGTATCCAGCGTCGAAGATCGGGACCGATAAGATCACTTTTGCGGCGGGCAAGATCGGCGCGTTGGTGCTGGGTAGCCAAGAACTGTTCGAGGATGCGGGGATGAGCATCCAGAACGTCTGGTTTACGCAAATGGTGCGCAAGATGGCCTCCGCAATTGATGAAGTTTTGATCAGTGGTGATGAGTCGGCAACGGCAACCAATATCAGCCACTACGGGACCGACCCGACTGGAACCACTTATGACAAAATCCTGATCCTGGACGGGTTGCGGCATATTGCTACCGGGAACAGCGACACGGCGGCGCAGACGACTATCGCGGTTGATAGTCCGTTAGCTTTGCGGGCGCTTATGGGTTCGCGGGGCGTGTTTGGGCTGTACCCGCGCGATCTGGTGATCATCTGCGATCCGGCGGTGTACTATGACATCCTGGCGCTTGACACGTTCGAAAGCCTGAGCGACATGGGGCCGCAGGCTACGCTCCTGACTGGGATGGTGGGCGCGATCAAGGGCGTTCCGATCATCGTGAGTGACGAGTTGGAGGCCACGAACGCAAGCGGCCAGATCGAGGACTCGCACGATAGCGCACTGGCGTCATACTTGGTGGCTCGTACTCCTGGTTTGCTGGTGGGTTTTATGCGCCAGGTAACCTCTGAGTTCTTCAAAGTGCCCGGTACGGATGGCTTCGCGGCTGATATTTCGGTTCGGCTTGATATGCAAGAAATGGAAGCGGGCCAGGTGGCGATGGGCTACAACGTCGGCGGCGAGTAGAATTGAGGTTATCGTCGAGCTCGACGACAAATCTTAATACTCACCGGTGGGATTTACGGGGAGCTTTTGCAGCTCCAGATAGCCCTAAAGTTAAGATTAGGTCCGCCGGCGAGCTGATATCTTAAGGGTTTGTGATATGGCATATCCGACCGTAGAGAATGCAAAAACTTACCTGAGCGTGACCGGCGCTGGGGAAGATACGGAGATTGGCTGGTTCGTTGATGCGGCGACAGCGTGGGTTGAGAACTACTGCGGCCACAACTTCGAAGCGGACGCGGACCAGACGATCTATATCCTGCCGGAATATCCGGCTTTGATCGGACGATCCCGGCGAAAGCTGTTAATCCGGGAGTATGAGATCATCAGTGTCACCAGCATCACGAACGGCGACGGTGAGACGGTGGGTAGTGGCGATTACTTGCTGCGGCCAACGTCGGGGCCGCCGTATTACATGATAGAACTTGATGCGGATGCGGGACTGGTGTGGTGGCGTGGATCGGATGGCGCGGGCGTGGTGACGATTGTGGCGTCAAGCCTGGGGTATTCGGCTACGTGTCCAGATGATGTGTTCCTGGCAATCCTGGAAACGGTCGGCGTGCTCTACCGGGCGCGGGCGACCGGTGGCTTGGGGACGGTGACAACGGCCACGCGGCAAGGGCTGATTATCCAGCCTGGGATTATGCCGCCTCATATCCTGTTCCTGTTGAACTCATACCGGCGGCGGCGATGACGCTTAAGGCGTGTTTCGACAGGCTGGCAGCCTGGACGGTGACGGGTGTCACGGTTCTGGGCCTGGATGACTTCAACGGGGTGCTCCCTACGTCCGAGTTGCCGTGCCTGTTACCCTGGCTCGGCGGGACCGGCGGGGAAGCGGTGCGACCGCTTGGTATTGAGGCGGACGAGGGAAGGGTTGTGGTGCATGTGGAACACTTGTTGATTGAGTGCGGCATGGGCCAAGCCTACCGGTTTTACGCGGCGCTGACGGACATAGACTACTACCTCGCGGCGGTGGTGGACGATCTGTACCTCAATGCTAATTTGTTAGAACCCCTGAGAATTGCGGATATGTGGGCCGGGCCTATTGACCTGGGCGCGAATGTGTTGTACTGGGGAATCACATTTCGGCACCGCTGGGTGATCGAGGTCACATGAGCACGTCATGGGTGGTTGAATTTTACTGGGATGATAGCTGGGTCGATGAGACTAGCTATGTGCGCCGGGTTCAGGTCAAAGCCGGGTTTGAGAAGCCGGGTGATAGCGTGGCCTCGGTGGGCCGGGCGTCGATCACGCTGAACAATGCATCTAAGCGGTTTTCTCCGGGTTACGCGGACGGGGCGCTGTATGGCGACTTGTTGCCCAGGAAGGAAGTCAGGGTCAAGGCGACAGACGGGGTGGATACTTGGACGTTGTTCAGGGGATATGTTGAGACTTTTGTACTCGATCCTGGTGCGGGTGGCGGTCGCCAGGTGGTGATCGAGTGCGTGGACGGTATGGCACTGCTGGCCGGGCATAATTTGAGTGTGGTGCATGAAGACTCGAAGGATGTTGACGCGGCTGTCTCGGCGGTGGTCGCGGCAGCTTACACGCCTCCGGCCACGAGCTACAGCGATAACGGTGATAGCCTCAATCATTACGGCCGGGACTGGGAGCCAGAAACTACGACTGCGCGGGATGCGCTGGGGCAGTTGTGTGTGTCAACGTTCGGGCGGTTCTGGGTGGCGCGAGATGCTACGGCCACCTTTTGGACGCGGCAAGACCGGCTCGATTGTAGTGCTGCGGCGGTGTTGGAGATCGGCGAGGAGGAGGAGGAGGAGGAGCCGACTTACTCTGACGAAGTGAAGGACACCGATAATACTAATCTGCGGCGGTACTACCGGTTGAATGAGGCGTCCGGGGGCAACGTAGATGACTACTCCGATCATGATGTGGACGCGACCGCCACCGGCGTAACGTGGGGGGCGACTGGGATTGGGGACGGTGAGACGTCGGGATCGTTTGATGGGATAAACGATTTTGTAAACATTTACAATGCTGACTTAAATACAAATTTCAGCCGTGATAAGGGGACGATTATGGTGTGGGTTACGCTGGATAG